TTCTTTCGATGGTACATATATTGATGTTCACCATCTTTCTATGTTATGTGACAGAATTACTGCTACATATAAAATGGTTTCTGTCTTTAGACACGGTATTAATAATGATGATATAGGTCCAATAGCCAAGGCCAGTTTTGAAGAAACTCCTGAAATGTTTTTGAGGGCAGCTCGTCATGGCGAACTTGATATTATGACAGGTGTCTCATCTAATGTTATGGTGGGACAAGAAGGATATTATGGTACTGGAACATTTCAAGTGTTACTTAACATTAAAGAAATGGGAAAGTTACAAGAAAAGAACTTAGATGAAAAAGAAGACATTGAATCGATATTGAAAATAAATGATATGAATGACCCATGTTCTAAACAAGTAATCACTATAGATGGTAATATTACTAGTGATATTCCAAACGATTCTGGCATTGTTCCTGATGACTACTCAATTGATTTTTAAAAATCAATATTTATTAATTATATATTTTATTTTTATATAAATGAAGTATATATATGCTTTTAAAAAATATAATGAATACAATTGAAAATAAAAAATATCCCAATTTTCATAAATCTTCTTCTTATGAAATATATAAAAATACATTGTATGGGCTATCAGATATAAGCTTTTTTAATTATTGTATCTATAAAAATAAATTTTTAAGTAAAGAAGAAAATGAAATTGTAATGACCATTTATATTGAATCTAAAAATATATTAAATATTATAAATAGATTTTCAAAAAAATTAAAATATAAGATATACAAAAAATATGAAAATGATATGGATTTTCGTTTTATTTCATTTAAAAAATACGATAAAAGTGAAATCGTTGATATAATTCAAAATAAAACCGTGTATTCTTTTAGGATATTAGATTTAGTTAATCTATGGAAAATTTCTCTTTACGCAAATGAAACAATGTTTCCAAAACCAACTAATTTAAAAAATCCATATACCAATATGATTTTTAAAAAATATAATTTATACAATATTTTTATTTCATTTAGTAAAACAAATTTTATAATACCTGATTGTATTTTAGAATTCTATAAATGTAATTTTGATATGTATATCTTTAAAAAGAATTTTTTTCCAAAATTACAATACAATGCTATAGAAAATTATTCAAAAGACGGTTCCATTAGCGACCATTATGATTATATTGTAGCAATGCTTCATGATTTTAGAAAAACAACAAATTATTCTTTTGTTGAAACTAGATGTTCTATTTTTAAAAAAATGAAAATTGTTGATTTACTACGTAAGATTCTATGTTGTTATTTAAAACAAAAATTTTTATGTAATCCATTGCTTAAAGAAAATTACAAAAAAGTATTGAAAAAAAAATTAAAAATATTTTTTCAAAAAAATAGGTCTCTTTCTTATTTCTTTTTTTTAAATGAAAGAGAAATACTGAGATATGAAAGTTCTGAATTATTAGTACGTAGTGAAGAGACACTTAATGAATTACTCAACCTTAATGAAAATGATGTGAGTTCAAATATTATTGTCGAGGAAAGTGAAAATATAAATAATGTAAGTAATACTATTTTATCTGACACAAATAATACAAATTCGCATTTTTCATTAACTCAAAATAATGATATCGTAACAAATACATATAGAAATTCATCTGTTTATAGGCGAAGAAGAAGCTCTGTGTTTTTACCACCCATTGTTCAAAATACTTATTCAAATAATATTGACCCATTTCAACCAAGCCGTCAATTATCAAGGAGCCCAACTAGTTCAAGATTAACAACATCAAATATAATGAATAATACCGGTAATATAAGAGTTCGCGATGGTATTAATATTACATCCAGTATAAGAAACAGGTTATCTTTTGGATTATAATTTAATTTATTTAATATAAATTATAATTTACAATACTATTTTTTTGTTTATTTTTTTTATTTTAAATCCACCGTTTATAATACCTCTGGATATTGCTGCCTTTTTTTGCCTATTAAACCTTTTAGTTAAATTCTTTTTTTCGAAATCTTTTAATTCTATATATTTTTTATTTGCCAATTTTAATACATTATCAATATTTTCAACATTATAAATTTTACTTTCATCTATTTTTTCTATCATATCAGATATTATATTTTTTTTTATTAAACAACTGTTATTCAATATTAATATTCCCATATGAGGCACTTTATTTACTCTTTTTGCCTTTTGTTCCTTTGATTTTATTTTAAAATCTGCCAAACTTTTAAAAATATAACTATTAAATAAAATAACTACACAATCATCCCTTAAGCTTTCATTAAATATGATAGACCTATTTATTATTCCAAATTTGCCACTATTAACAAGAAGTAAATTTATCTTGTAATATTTTGCTAATAAAATATATTCAAATTCTGTCATATAATAATTTTCATTTTTAACAATTATATCAATTGGTACTTTATTGATATTTCTATAAATAGCCATTCTATTTGTCGTCCAAAATATTCTAGAAAAACTCATCCAATCCTCCATAGAATTTTCTTTCAATTCTATTAATTTTTCGATTAACACATTTTTTATTTCATCTACTTTAATATATTTTTGATACGATACTCTTACGATGTAAGCAAACAAATCAAATGTACATATTTCACTATTTCTATATTCTAATATATTATATTTTTTTAAATCTAGCCCATTCAAGGTATTATAATTTTTCAGTACTATTTTTTTTTCTAATTTATTTTTAATACATTTTTTACTTTCATTTCTCATACTTTTTTCGTATATACTTCTATTCACATCAATTTCCTTGCTTTCTTCTTTATATTCTTCAAATATTTCTTTACCTTCTATTAAATCTGTCATATTATAATTAAAATCATAATTTATTAAATCAGTTGGTTGAATAATTTCATATGATTTTTTTATATCAACATATGAATTAATTTTTTTAACAGTTATATTTTGAAAATAATCATCTAATAATATATCTTCGAGTAATAATATTTCATCATTATTAACAACATATTTTAATTTATTTAATGATAAATATGTATTGTATATCATTATATAGTTTCTTATTTTTGGAAACCTTATTAATTCATCACTAATTCTTGAAAAATAAATATTTAAATTATCTTTACCGTTTAAAAGATTTTTATTTGGAATTCTTAATTTACACGTTTCACTTGTAAAAAAACAATTATTCGAACAATTTTCTTTACTATCTTTTATACATGTTGATATTTTATTAATCTTATCAATGTTCTTTCTATTAATATCCATATAATGAATATAATCATCCATTAATTCATAAATAAACTTTTTTGTTTTTTCTAATTTTGTAATATAATCAATATTTTCCAACAAAATACTATTTAATATTTTTTTTATATTAATATTTTTTGTTTCTGACAATAGTATTTTCAGGACATTTCTAAACGCATTATAGAATTTACTTTCCAATACAATTCTTTTCGTTGCTAATATTCGTTCTTCATCTTTTTTATTATTCATTAATATTTCTGAATCTATTTTATATTCATTTTCAGTCTCTGACTCTATAATTTCCATACCTCCATATTTAATTTCGTCATATACTGTTGGCATAACTGGGACAAATTGATTTGTTATTGTTAATATACCTACAATCATTCTATCATTTTTAATCAATGTTGAAGATTTTAATAATAGTTGTCTTTCACTTTTTTCATAAACATATTCCATTATTTTATTCGTTACATCAAAATCTAAGGAAATAGGAAATTCATTTACATGGATAACGGGATAATTATCATATATTTTTGATGGTTTAGTTGGTATAAATAATAAAAATTCTGATCCATCTAACATTACTTTTACAGATAAGGCAATTACTTGTGAATTTTTATTCATTAATTGTTTGTCTATTTCCAACCCGTCTAATGAATTTATTATTTCCATTATATCTAATAAATAATGATTTTCCTTATATCTATATCTATCTGGGATACTCATTTTAATGCCACATTGTTTATTTATCAATAAAGTAATTTTTTTTATAAATATCTTTAATTCGGGTGCGTATTCTTCTAATAATTCATTTTTGAAAAATAATAGTATATTTAATCTCTGATTTAAATGTTTTTGTAATGTTACTATTTCATATATACCATTTTCACTATATAAAATTATAGTTGGTCTCGATTCTAAAAATATATTTTTAGAATATTGTGCTTTTGGGCAAACTAATTCTATTTTTTCCGTAACGCTATCTAATGGATTATTTAAAATCAATAAATTAATACCTTCCTCAAATAAAACACCCCCACTATTAATAGGTTCGCATATTAAATCCCATATATATTCATATGTTTTTTCAACATTATTGTTTTTTAAATAAGAAATATAGTTTTCATAAGAAACAGCAATATAATTTAAATATTCAAAACCATCTTTTTTCATTTTTTTAACAAGGCTAAAAATATTTGTTTTTTTATATTTTTTTATTAACTCTGCTTTTTTTATATTTCTATTTTCACTGAAAATATCTATTAAAGCGCCGTTTTGCATTTTAATAAATGTATCAAGTGTAAGCCTTTTTATAATTAATTTTAAAAATGAAATATAAGATTTTTCTTTATTGTTTGATATATATTTATTAAGTTTCACAAAATGTTCAGTCTCTGAAATTCTTAATTGTTTCTGTTGTTTATATTTCTCATAAATTAAAGCAATACAAGAAATAAAAGACGTTTTTCGCCTTTTGTCCACACCTAATCTCAATAAACAATAAGAATCATCTTTAAGAAACATATCACTTTTAGATTTAAAACAATGTCTCAATAAGTTATAATTAAAAAACTTTTGTAAAGATAAATTTAAAAAAGCCGTTTGTTTCCTTTTTAAAGGGAATACTTCGCGTAAAGGTTTATTTTCTGTAACTTGGACATTTTTTTCTATTCTTTTTTTCGATTTACAATTATCTCTGTTTATTATTCGGTCCATTGTTGGTAACTTTCTTTTTTGTTTTAATTTTTCATTGCCAATTTTTCCTTCAATTAATTCATCTAAATCTTCTATTTTTTGCGTTTCTTCATTCCACTTGTTAGTATATAAATTATTTGATTCCCTCGATACATTCCATGCGTCTTTTACTATTTTTCTATTTTTTTTTAAAACGCTTAACTCTTTGGAATTTAATTTATTTCCATTTAATTTAAAAACTAGCGTATTTCTTTTACTATCTCCCTTCTCTACTGATAAATCATATTTATTTCCTTTACCATCTTCATGTGTAGTTGGCGTACTATAACAACATGGAACACACAATCCTTCTGGGTGTTTGTCAGGTGATTGGAATGAAGGATAATGTTGTTGATATATTAATTTATTTGACCCTCTATAAGAATTTCTATGGTATCTATCATCTGTAAATTCTAAAATTCTTTTTCCTTTACCTATTTTCTTAGCATTTTTAGGTATAACAGCTGCCCAACCACCACACTCTCCGTCATTTACTTGTTTTAAAGATAAACTTCTACCCATTCCCTTATTTTTTTTATCGCTTATACACCAAAATCTAGGACAAATATAATGATATTTTTTATTAGGGTCACTACCATACGTAATATGTTCATCATATGATTTACTTCCTTGTGTTTCATCTATTTTATCTATTTCTTTTTTTTCTTCTGATGTTAATATCATTGGTACTTTTTTAAATTGCCATGGACAAGCTCTTGCGTATGACTGAAAGTTTTTTTTACCTGTATTTGTAAATAGACGAGGTTCTCTATCCTTCAATTTTTTCATAAAAATATTTTTTCTTCCTGTTATACTTAATCCCGTGATATCAACATCAGACTTATTTCCTCCCATCATAGATTGACTATCGTCGGATTCTAACCCGCTAAGTTCGCTATCTAAAGAACCAACTACACTTTCTGGTTTCTCGTTTTTCTCTTCCTCAGGAGCTTTTGATTTTTCTTCTTGGAGAGATTTTTCGAAACCATCTCCAAAATCAATCGAACCTAAATCTATTTCTTCCTCAGCGGCATCAGCCTCATCAGCCTAATCAGCCTCATCAGCCTCATCAGCCTCATCAGCCTCATCAGCCTCATCAGCTTCTTCCTCAACATCACTAAATTTGCCAACTGATTCCAAAACATCTTTATCACCATCTAAACTATCTAAATCAGAACCTATTGAAAATTCAGCCATCTCGTCGGCTTCTGGTTCCTTATCTGATTCAGGATCAGGCTCTGGCTCCGGTTCAGTCTCAGGCTCAGGGTCTG